TCGTTTTCTGGGTTCACGTTACGTTGTACTTCCTCTCTTGAAGCAATACCTTTTGTAACAGCAATTCCAAGAGCTGCAATAGCACGACCCCAAGCACTTGTTTCTAAGGTCATCATTTCAGCCCCTTTTGCAAAGCCTCTAGCCGGTACACGTTCCCAAGCCCAACCACTTGCATAAGCCATTTTGTCACGTTCAGGGTAGGCAAACGCTTCACCATAAATAAAGGTTTCGCCGTTAAATTCCAGTACACCCTTGTATTGAAAATGCAAAGTGCCCTCTGGGAATTTGTCGTAAAACATTTGTATACGATCTTTAACTTCTATGTAGTTCTTTAGATAATCCATTTAGTTAACTCCTATAAATATGCCGTAAAATTCTTGCAGTTGTTGCATTTTGTTTTCACAATCGCCAGCACATACTAAAGGTTCAAATATGCACCTAGTTCTGTGGTAATGATCCATAGCGTGATATGCGTGTTGTAGCAATATCGAGATTGGATAAAACTGTTTATCCACAATGCCCCTTTCGTTAAAGAAAGGTTAAGGCTTACCTATGTCAAAACACGGCATTGAATTATAACAATTTGATAACGGCGTTATCGCCAAAGTTCGCCTTCGGCTATAAATGAGCCGTCTTTATTAAAGGTCACTAGCTCTGGTTTAACTTGTCCGTTTTGCTCGTAAAGTATGCCAAAGCCTGCCTGCCAGTTTGCATAACCTTTTGTGTACTTCATACCAGGACTAGACAAATCACAAAGATGACCAACTTCCATTCCAAACACTTTAGATAATTTTGCTGAATAGCCAAAACTTTGATGCATTAAACCGGCTCGATGCGTATGTCCACATACAACACTTTTACCAGTTCTTAAAGCAAGTCCAAGAGCTGTTGCTCCTGCTTGGCTGTAGAGTCTGCCTTCGTCGCCGTGACCAAGTAAAACTCCTTTAGCAACTTCTGTTAATGATCTGTTGTATTTTACGTTTATGTCTTTATCGTTATAACCTAAAAGGTTTTCAATTTTGATTGAGTCAATGCAAGAAAAGCCGGGGGCAAATTTTGCTATGTAACGTTCAATTCTTGCTGTGTGGTTGCTACGAGAAATTTGAAAAGGCTTACTGCGTCCAATAGCACTACGGAATTCTTTGAGCAAGCCTTTCAAACCTATTATATTCTTTTGTAACGAACCTTCAAACTCTAGGGCTGTACCTCTTGCATAAGTTGATATTGTCTGTGCATCAAGCTCATCGCCCACACACAAAAGAGAATCTGGTTTAACGTAATCTATGTAATCTAAAAGACTTTCAACGTAAGACTTCTTAATAAAAGGATATTGCAAATCTGAGATAATTACGTAACGCTTAATACGTTACCTCTTTCGTTTAGGCTTACCTAACTGTGTGTTAATACTATCTATAGTACTACGAATTTTAACAACATCTAACTGTAGGCGTGTCACTTTATCTGCTAAAGAACTTCCACCATTAGGAAACAATTGAGATTTCATTTTAGTTATTTCTGCTGTTGCTTTAATGGTTAAAACAAGAATGGTAACAAGTAAACCAATAATGCCAATAAGTTCATTTATCATCTACTGACCCTCGTACCAATCTGGTCGGTAAAAATCGTCGTCATCTTCATCTTCATCAGGTGACATTGTGAACTGATATTTTTCTGCTGCAAAGTTAATCATTCCAAATACTGAGTGTTGTGGCATATCAGCGTTAGCTTGTATTTTGATAGTTTTTTTGCGTCCGTCAAAAACTTCTAATAAACAAACAAACCCTGTAATAAGTTTGCCGTCTTCGTGAGCTGTGTTAATCACTTTTACTAGCTCTGAAGCCATTACGTCTGGTAATTCAATTGTTTGCTTTTTTGCTTTAGGTTTGCTCATATTCCAAATACCTTTCCGTCAAGGTCGCCTGCCTTAGTAAAGGATATATGCAAATGCGATACGTGAGGGTTAGAGCCTTTATAGACACGCCAAGCCCAATTTTCTTTTGATGAGGCTATACGGTGTTGGTGAATAATGTAACTAATTCTTTTGTCGCCCTTAAGTGCTATCATCTTTATATTCTCGGCTAATAGCCACGATTCTTTAGATGAGCCTTTAACAAGGTCTGAGTCAATATCTATAGCACGAACCCACCCATTCTTATCTGGGTTATGATCTGAGGCTATGCGTTTTTTATGTGCTGTGTCGCCTATCCAGCCGTCTGATCGTTTATCACGCTTAGGATACTTGGCGTTTATTTCAGAGCGTAATTGCTCAGCTGCTTTACTTAATCTTGGTTTTGGCATTAGGGTTCATAGCTCCCATAGAAGCAGCTACAACAGCACCTAATACAGCTCTGTAATCAAGGGCAAAGTCTGTTGCTTGCCAAGCTGCTAAAAAAGCAATTGCAGCTAAAGAAAATTGTTTGTGGTTAAAGGATTGCATCTAGTTCTTCTTTTGTAAGTCCTGCTATTTCACCAAGTTTTGTAATTGCAGATTCTCTTGCATCACGCTTGGCTTTATACTCGGCTTCAAGTAAGGCCTGTTCGGCTTGGTCTTTAGCACGTTGCTCTAAAAATGCTTCTTTGGCTTTACCAGTTAATTCGATGCGTTCATTACCAATACCAATAAATATCTTTTCAGTTGCCATTATTTTGCCAATCCATAAACACTCATTGAACCTGTCATTGTTCCTGCGTCAATTATCCAACTCATTGAATCAAAACTTGTTGTTCCATTAAATCGAGCATAACCAAGTCGCAAAAATTGCGTACCTGTAAATTGTGATAGGAAATCATATCTTAATCCTGTTGCTTTTGTTTCAAAAGGTGAAAATAACACACCTTGATGACCAAAGGTCATAGCACCTGAAGTTGAGTGTGCAATTGCTGTCCAACTTGTTTGCGCTGTGTTATCAGCAGCAGTTAATGAACCAGCAGAAAGATTAACGTCTATTTTTCCATAATTTGAAGTGCTATTATCTGCTCCACCAGTTCTCATACGTGCAATCAATGTTGCTGTAGCAGTATTTGTTGCGTTCATAATATAATAATAATTTTCATAAGTTGCACTAAAAGTATTTGCTGGCAAACTAAAAGAACTTACTGCACTAAAACTAGTCGTATTTATCAAGGTTAGACCTGATGAGGCTGTACCCCATTCAACGTCTAAATCAGTACCAGAAGTCTTTTTTAATACCTGACCTGTTGTGCCACCTTTGAAATCGACAAAAGCTGTATCTATGTCTTGACCTAAAGCTGCAATAGCTGTAGCGCCGTCTTTAACTAAATCTGTGCTTTGGGGAATGTCCCAGCCAAAATTGGTTGTAGTAGTTGCCATTGTTCTAGTTTATCCTTTTCTTAAATAACGTCAAGCCACATAGTTGTATTGTCTAGATTCTGCCATTGGGTTAATGGGTTGTAGTCTTCCCATTGTACATCAAGAGTTGAGTAGATTGAGTTAGATACAGACATAGTAAGTTCTATGTTTCGTCTACCAAGTGACCAAGTCCAGCCCTCTACAAAGCCTTCAAAAAACCCTGAAGGTAAAAGCCCTACTGGGATATTGTCCACGTAAAGCAAAGTGTCCATAGATACAGCTAATAGATCATCACGAACAGTATTGGTCATAGCGTCATTAGCTAAGTTTACTGAAACGGCTTCTAGTGAGGTTCTAGGTGTTCCTCGAAAGTTAACAAAGTTTACGGCTTGCTCTTGGGCATCTAATTGTTGAGCTAGTATTGTTCTTCTGATTTCTTGTAGCAAACCATAATCATTTATTGACGTATCGTTTTGAGCTGCTTCTTCAAGTACTGGGTCGTCGTATTGAATGACAACGCTGTTAACAATGTCGGCTGTTTGTAGTCTTGTTTGTATATCAGCATTAGCTAGGTTAGCGTCTAGTTCAATTAGGTTATCTGAATAATTAGTTATTCTTCGTTCTGCATCTGCATAACCTATTTCAAAATCTGTGGTGTCATATAAGTAGCCTAAGCCTGATTGTTGGGTTTCGTCTGTAAGATTAAAGGCTTGGTCTATTTCAGCTGTTCTAGCTAGTACTTCGTAACGTCCTGCGTCAATTGTGTCTATGCCTTGCACACCATAAGTTGCCCAAGTCTCGGTAGTAAAGTCGTCCCAAGTTTGTGTGTTACTTAAATCTTCCCAAGCAATAAACAAAGTCTCTTGCAAGATACGTTCAATGCGTGCGCCGTCTAATTCCTCTGGATAACTAACAGCACCAGCAGTACGTTTAACAAGTAAACCAAGTGCACCTATTGCTTGAATTTGTAAAGTGTTAGGTTTACCACCTGCCCCAGCAGCTTCTAATCTGTTGTAAACACCTGAAACTTCACCTGTAAACAATTTAACAAAAGCACCTGCTGAGTTAGTAACTTCAATGATCACTACATCTAGCAGTTCAACTACTGGGCTCGCGCCGTCTTTGTTTAATAGTTCTATGTTGCAATAACTTGGTTGTGTTGCTTCAAAAAAATCATTACGACCATAGGTAATTGTGCCACCTGAAAGTATGTCGGCTGTTTGTACAACACCTGCAATAGTGACCCGATAAGTTGGTGTATAAACTGTCATAGGTTTATCTAAAGCCGAAGTTGAAAGGTTTTATACCTGTTGTTTTAGTTGCTGTGTTTGTAACTTTAGTTATTGCTCTAGCTGTGGCTTGTGGGTCTACAGCTGTTTTAATGTTGTTGTTAACAATTATTGTTGGCTTTTGTGTTTTAATGCCTACCAAGCCTTGTACTTTGCCTGACAATGGGGCATCTGGGGCAAACTGTCCTGAAGCACTTGCAAACTGTCCTATAAGTGATTCATCAAAGGCTTGCTTAAAATCTCTAAACTTTTGAGCAGCTGCATCAAGTTTGCCAAACAAACTATCTAAGCCTTCGACCATACGTGTTAATAAGTTAATAAATCTTACAAAGCCTGACTCTGAAGTTGTTTCATCATCAAAGGCTGATGCTAATTCTCCTAAACCTGAGCCAAGTTCACGTAAAGCAACACCAAGGTTATAACCTGCTTCTTCACCCTCGTTAGTTGCTTCTGCAAACATTCCAAGAGACGGAACAACAGATTTCTTTTTACCTGTCAAGCCGTCAATAATTCCTTGTAATGCTGGTGCAAGTACATCTGTTGCAAACTTTGCAAAACGTTCAAGTAAAGGTAAAAGTGCTTGACCTAAACTTTCTTTGGCTTCATCTATTGCAACCTTAAATCTTGCAAGACGACCAGCAAAAGTATTAGCTGCTGCATCAGCCTGTCCTTCAAAAGTTTCTGACAATGCAATAACGGCTGCATCAAAATCTTTAGTCTTAACAATGTTTTCATCAAGAGGAACACCAATACGCTTTAATGCGCCTAGATTGCCGTCATAGGCTTTACCAAGGGCTTCTGTAACTGTTGCTAAGTCTTTACCTGTACCTGCAGCAATATCTAATGCAAGTTGTTGTAATTTCTGTGCCTTAGTAACGTCTTGTGTTGATCTAACAAGTCTGTCAAGGCTTGGACGTAATTGGTCGTCTGCTACACCTGTAGCGCGTGCTGTTTTGTCAATATAATCTTCTGTGGCTTTAACCTGAGCGTCTGTAGCCTTAGTTACGTTTTTAAGTGTTTGTGCAAGTGATACTTGGGCTTTCTCATCTTCAATAGCAGCTTTAACAGCATCTACACCAATTTTGATAGCTGCAACGCCAGCAGCTGCACCAAGAGCTGCAAAGGCTAAAGCACCAGTTTTAAGTGCGCTACCTAATTTATTGCTGAAACTTTTTGTTTCTTTATCGGCTTTATCTAGTCCGTCTATGAATTGTTTTGTGTCAGCAAGTAACGCTAATTTAAGTGTCCTAATGTCAGCCATTATAAACCAGCCTTCCAAGCATCTCTAATTTTTTCATAACCTTTAAGCCATTCCTGAGCAATTGTAGGTTGAAATCTTGACATTGCACGATACAACCACCAACCTTCTTTACCACCCTTGCCAGAGCGTCTAGGGAACTGTTTATATTGCTTTGATCCAAATTCATTACCCATTATCACATAACCAGCACTAAAAGCACTAGAGCCAACTTTACGATTACCACCAATACTAAAACTTGGTGCTTTATCAGACTTAGAT